ATGTTTTTAATCTCATTCATCGAAAATTTTGAAGGTATCTCTGAGATGTCATTAGTACCCATCATTGTAGAGAAAGACAATATTGGTAACTTCAACTCTCTTGCGTCAACCTCACAAGAGATAGTTGGAATTGTAATGAAATTATTATTTTCTCTTTATGTACTTAAAGTAGGTATAACAAATGTATATACATTTAATGCAATAACCTTTCTAATAGCCTCTCTGTTTTTCTCTAGAATTAAAACTAAAGAACAAAAAAGTAAATATAAATTTGTTTATAGTGATTATAGAGATCAATTATTCGAAGGCATTAAATTGTTTTTCAAAACACCACTATTTGCAATTTCTATTCCAATAATAGTTGCTAATTTTTCATTAGGTATGACTAACACACTTTTACCACAATATAGCGATATGGCGGGCGGAAAAGAGTACTATGGTAAAATAATATTAGCTATGACAATAGGAAGTATCATTGGTTACGCTCTTGTTGGTAAGATCCTTAAGTATAGACTAGGTGCATTGATGATTATATTACCGTTAGTTTCATTTATATTTTGGTCTTCATCTATACTTGTAAATGATGAGATTATAAAGTTAATATTATTTTCATTGGCATTTATACCATTTGGTATGATGAATATAGTATTTATTACATATATACAAATTGCAACGGATGAAAGTATTATTTCTAGGGTAGCTTCTATTTTAGATAGTCTATTAGTATCAGCAATGCCGATAGGTTCTTTGATAGCCGGTTTTTTACCAGATTTGATTGGCATTAATATATCAATGTTTATAAGTTGCTTTGGACTAGTCATTATTTCTTTTGGATTCTTATTTAACAAAAACATAAGGAAATTACCATCAATTAATAGTTAGGAGTATAAAAATGGAAGAATACGGAAAGTTACTATTTGAAGAGAAAAGTTTAAATATTATAGAGGCTTGTAAAGAAGAAGAAAAGAATATAAAAACATTATCCCAAGAACTAGGAATCCCTACTAAGAATTTATATTATACAGTGAATAAATTATGTGATGCTGGTCTCATAAAAAAAACTAAAACAATTAAAGTTAAAAACTTAGAAGAATATTACTACTCTAGTTCTCATATTTTTAATGAAGGAAGTATCAACTATGATATGGAAGTGATAATCAATAATAGAGAAGAAGTCTACCAAGCGATAATGTATCAAATGAAAAAATCTTTCGAAAAATTAAGTGAAGATTTAGAGAAAGTTAAAGAAGTTAATAATTATGAAAAACAGTTTTCTCTAACAATGAACACAAAAAAAATGACATTTGAGGAATGGGAAGATTTATTTAAAAAAGTAAATAATTTAATTGAAGAATACCCTACAGATACTAGTAATGATAATAATAAATATACTTTTATGTTTATTTCTTATAAAAATTAGTTTACTTGTATTGAAAAGTAAGTTATGAATTAATTATTAGAAAGATCTGATAATAACATGCGGAGATATATCATGAAAATTAAAATCAAGACTAAAAAGACAACTCAAAATCATAAAGTTTCACTTTGCCTCTAGAAATAGTAGTAAACTATCAAGCCAACTGGTAAAGCAAATAAAGGAGTAACTATAACACCTGCAATACAAGAAGATAAAAAAATATAAAAAATGTCTTCCATCGTCCACTTCTTCTCTAATAAACTGTTAAAGAATTCTTTAATTGTCATTGATGATCCTCCTTAACTACTGACTATTTTAATTATTTCTATTAATTTTTCTAGTGTTGTATTCTTTAATGATGTATAAGACAACTAAGAAAAACGTTCCGAATGGAATAACATTTTTAGATATTTCAGACCATTCCCAAACGGAATTAGTTGTAACAAAACTCATAAAGAATTGAACTAACAATGCACCTATAAATATACTTAGACTGATTAAAATAACATCTTTATTCGTTTTCATATTAGCACACCTTTTCAAAATATTATATCAAAAATAATTATAGCACGATAATCACTCTAAATAGACCGAAATAAACAACAAAAACGTTCAAATCAAAGGACTGTCAGTCAATTTACAGTCCTTTTATTATTATTGTTGCAGACATTAATAGCAGTATTGAAACTAATATTATTTTGCTGTTCTTTTTAAAGCTTTCTGATAATAATATGAGTATAGCCCAAGGTATCATCATAACAGGAAGAACGATATTCGAAGAAACATCAAAAAAAACTTTTAATATAATCGCTAAAATAATTATGGCACTACAGCAAATATATATGATATTAATCTTCATTAGTGAATACCCCATTCTACTTATTTATATTTGTAAGATACTTCAAATATGATTGTAAGTAAATACTTTTTATGAATTATTGCGGTATACTCAAAGTATACAAGTTAAAAAAGAACAAAAAATAACTAATCATAGCAAGGCATCAATGCAACATATTTTGAAGAATCATCATCCTAACTATTGGACAGACAATGATAGATCCTAGTTTGAGTATCAATCAAATAAAATCTATCATATTAAAAGGTATTAGAGATAATAAAACCTCTATTAATAAAGCTTTAAAAAATGGAAAATCAATAAATGTTTATACTTCAAGTGGTAAAACATCTTCTTTCTACCCTAATTAAAAATGGAGGGCTATGTTTTGAGAATTACAACCTTTGCTTATAATATACATTTGAATGACTTAGAATATAATTACAAAAATAACCAATTAACATCTGAAGGGCAAAGACTTTCTCTTATTCCAATCGGTGCAGATTTTAAAAAAGTTGAATTGTTTAGTAATGAAGATAATGAAGGATATTTTGAAGGTAGTATTTGTATTGAAGACAGTGGAAATATAATTGTAGACAAACATGTTCAGACTGGTGACTTATATATGCTATGGTATGATTTATATCAAGCAACTATTATGAATGAGTATATAATTTCATATTTAGATGTAGATTTTGAAATTTATACATTTAAAAAAGAAAATAATATTGTTCTTACAATTTTAGAAGAAAAAGATAAACGTACAACATATTCATTACCTTTAAATGAATTCAATCATGCTGTAAAAGAAGGATTAATTGAATTTTATAATCACTTGAATCATGATTATATGCGTAATGACTTTGATAGTCCATACTACTTTAAACTTAAAGATATTTATACTGATATTTGTTAGTTATATCTTATTTACTAGTAACCCCAAGAGAAACAGACATATTCGTTAATGAATATGTCTGTTTCTTTATTAGTTATGCGACCTTACGACACGTAGATTGTTTAAAGACTTTTGAAATCAAGCGTTCATTAAGTACTCAAGGTTGACCTTAAGATAATGCAGTTGCAGAAGCAACGATGAAACTGTTGAAATTTCATAATTAACTTCTTTTATGTGGATTATCATCAAAATTATAGTTTATATTTTTAAACTGTTCTATAACTTTTCTTTTTTCTAACTTTCCGTCTTTAATATCTATAGGGCTGTATACTGTAGGATCAAAAACCTTACATCCATTTTTAATCCATTCTGCTCTCCATAATTGGTGTGACTTTTCTACAGCTTCTTTATCATTTAAAGCCTCATAGTTAATGCTTGGATTATCATAATCATCAACACCATATTCAAAACCACAACAAGCACATATGACATTGCTACCCGCAAAGTCTTCGTAATATGGAGTTTCATCTAAATCTAGGTAACCACAAACACAACAAGTAAATATATTCATATTATTCACCTACTGTTTATTAAAATATAAAATAACCCTATTATTTTTCAAGTAAACAAATGCAAGATGTTAATGAAGTTTTATATGTTCTATGCTTCTTTTCATATACTACTCCAAGTCCACAATACATTTGTTACAAATATTACTTTTTCTTTGTCTTTTCTTATGTAATAAAGTATATCAAATTTATCATTTTCATCTAAATTAGTATAATCTACAAAGTTCATTTCTGTTATAGAAACCATGCGTGTGAACTTCAAACCAAATTTACTTTCTATTTGTTTGAGATAATTAGGAATTTTTCCTGAAGCTTCCTGCCTGAGGTTTAAATTAAAATCATTACTATCGTCACTTATAATTATATGACTATCCAAAATATTTAGTTCATCTATCACATACATAAAATTTGCATCCTTTGGAATAGAATGTTTAGTATTTTCAATTAGAACATTGATAATTTGATATTCTTTCCCATTGATATCTTCATTCATAAAACCTATTTGCGGAACGTATAATTCTATATATCCATTATATTTAATAAAATTTTCATGATAATTATCCAAGGTTGATTTAAATATTTTCTTAAGTCCTCTATGTTTTTTCATATACTCTCACCTTTTATAATTTTATTCTACCTTTTATAATATTTCTACATGACAATAAACCTATTTTATACCATTTTAGCAAATTATGTTAAACTATATTATAATTGTATAAAATTAATAGGAGTTTTATTTAGTCAAATACACAGGTAGAAATATAGGTGCTAAAATTCTATAAAATAAAGCGACAAGTACAATATTAGTAGTAAAAAATAATCCTGTCGTAACTTCATATATACAAAAAAAGAATGTATAAAAGGACACAAAAATATGGAAAAAAAGTTCGTACTTAAAGATAGAGACTATAAAGAAAATAATATAGCTCTTATATTAGTGAAAAAGGAAGAAAGAGATGTATGTACTGTATATAACTTGATAATAAGTTATGACAATAGGAATGTTTCAAAAGAAATCGCGTTATTCGAAGAAGATATACTTTTAATGAATACATATAAACTTAAAAATACTCTCAACTTTCTATATTTTACAGAACCAGACTTATCTTTCACAATAATTGATTTAGAGGACGGTATTCTTGTTTACATTAATTTGGACTCCGGAATTGAATACTCAAATATAGCTACAGATTCAGGATTATCAATAAGACTTAATATCACTTATGATTCTTTTACAATATTCTTATCATCCATTACACTTTAATCAAACCTTTATTATAGAACATTTATCCTATAATATCAGAACTTACACGATCTTTGAAATATTGATTCCATTTAAAAAGGGAGAGAATACTAGATTCTCTCCCTTTTTAGATATTTGATTTTGATTATATATTCATTTTGTTTAATACCTGGCATTTACTAGATAAATTCTATTTGTCTTTGATTTAATAAGTAATATGCACCCTACTTCTATTAATACTGCTTCATAAATTGGTCACGTTCCCACTCAGACACCTGCATACGGTTTATGTATGCACTGTTCACAGGAGTACATAGCAGTATAAAACATTGATTTCATAGTTTTTATATAAATAAAAACACATACCTATTTATAATTTTGTGTCCTTTTATGTGTCCTGAGCCATTTAATTATATTTTGGGACACATTAAGATATGTTGAGTACTACTCACGTTAATAAGTTACTAATAAACTTATTAAAACCAAAACGCTGAAATCCTTTATTATTAAAGGGTTTCAGCGTTTTTTTTATTTCATTTACTTTTAAATACAATTCGTATATTATCATACCAAACTGGTGGAACTTTGGTGGAACTTTTTTAATAATGTGGGCACAGTAGAAAGCACCTTATCTTAAATGATAGGTGCTTTTCGGCTATTTAACCGAATTTTAAATTATTCGGGTATATGACCGGAATATAAAAAAGCCCTGCACTCGTAATAGAATGCAGAATTTAAAAATGGGTCACTACAACATACCTATATATAGTAGCTTTATACGACTTAAGAGAACGGTTACAACGTCAATATTATCAAGTGGTTGATTTACTTATCGCCATTTCATAGCCATAAGTTATGATTTTAAATGATATTAAAACATTATATAATAAAAGAAACTATTACTTTCAGGAGGAATTATATGACTAAAAATACAAAACAAGAACTTGAAGCACTTTATTCAGAAGCAGTTGTATTAATGTTGGTAACTGCTGGTATGTTCAATGCCATATTCATTTTAGCCTTTCGTTCTGTTTCCAGTAGCGAAAATGAAGCATCAAAAATAATGTTAATATGCGGATTATTTTTAACATTATGTACTGTATTACTAAATACCTTTTTAAATTCATGGTTTGAAAGAAATTTATTAAATTATGATGAAAAAGTCAAAAAAAGTTATATAGTAAAATATAAATATGATTTAGCAAACCTATCTATAGTATTATTTATCTTTTATGTTTTATATTTTATTAAATATATTTTCCCTGATGTATCAGCAATAATTTATTCCTTACTCAATATTCTATTAAGTATTATTGTTTTTCTTTTTATAAGTCTCATATACAAAGAAAAAAGAAAATCTAAAAATCAAAACACCTGATCATTGATGATTAGGTGTTTTTCGGCTATTTATATGTAAAGTATATTATAACACTTTCAATTTTTTTATTGCTTCAGCATTTACAAATCCTAATTGATTTATTTTCTTTTCATCCTTTTTAACTATCTTTTCGATAGCTACAGGTATTTTATAGATGTGATATTTGTTATTTATTTCTCTAATAAAGTGATGAACAATATATATTACAACCGCAAGTCTATTAGAATAATTATTATTCTTCATTTTAAATATATCATTTTTCCATTCAGGATGGATCTTAGGAGTTGTTTTCAATTTAATATCTAGAATATTTGAATTATGTGCGCAAATATTTCGAATAAAGTTTAAACATTTTAACCAAGATAATAATTCGTCATTGGTACAGTTATAATAACTTGAAATCATTCTAAGGTTTTTGTTCGACATAAGTTTCAACAATGCAATGACGTCGCCAAACATAAGAACATCAGTCATCAACCATACACTAGGTAATCCTTGTTCATTTAAATTCACCTTATCAGTTAATTCATGGCTATGTGATAATTTTATCTTTTTAATAAGTTGGTATTTGAATTTTTCTTCTTGATCTTTTAAATAATGCTTACAATATTCTTTTTTATTGCACCAATTACCAAACTTTAAATATCCAAAAGCTCCATGAGATTCACCTAATACAAAGGATATACGGGTTTTTAATGATACTTCTATTTTTTCAATTGCATGTAGTACATTGAGTCTTAAATTTTTATCTTGATAATATCGTGTAATTACACTAGAAAATTCTACTCCATCATATCTTCTAGTTTTGGTACCATCATCTTCTGTTACTACACTAGACAGTGGAAACGCAAATTCCTTTAGTTTATAATAACCAATATTTTCAATTTTATTCATGGCACCTGATTTATCTGGGATATTCATTCCTCTTGCTACTAATAAATCTATTTGTTCTTCAAAAGTTAAGTGTTTAGGTCCAGTCATTTTTATCCCCTTTTAGATACAAAAATAGCCCCCACATCAGAACTTATCTGCCTAAAAAGGAAGTGAGGGCGTTGTCGTTTATATTTAAAATATAAATTATAATTGACATATAGTCAATAAAAATCATTTAAATTATAACAACAAAAAAGCCCCACACTCTAATTTGAGTGCAGGGCTGATTTCTTACTTATAGATTTCTCTTACTCTTAATCGTTCATGCCAGATCCATTCATTATGGTTATTCCAATAGATACGACACCAACCATCGATTGCTTCAAATACGTAGACTTGAGTTCCCGCTCCGTAACTATAGTTGTTAAGGTGGAATTTATATTTTCCTGCAGGACCTGTTCTGAATGCTGACGTTGCTCCTAAGTTATCGACAGTTGCCATGAAATAAGCGCTTGTTGACCATTTAAGGTTTTTAGGTGGAATACTACCAATTTTTAATAATGGTGTTGAATTGACCTTAGTTTCCTTAACAGTAACTGCTGCTGTCTGTTTAACGTTCGTACCATCGAATTTAATTCTGATGAAGTAACCGATACCCGAGCAATCGTCCCAACGTAACGCTGCACCTGTGTTCGCCATACCGTCCCAATTCTGTTCTAGGATAGTACATCCGTTAAGATTACCTTTATCGTAGACGATACCAATATGTCCGTATTGATTGTCAAAACGTCCTCTAGTGAACACTGCAACGTCTCCTACTTCCTGTTGAAAATCGGGTGTGTTTCTATATACTGTAGCTTTGCCATTAAAATCGTTATTAGGTGCGTCTTTAGCATCTCCCCACATTCTAATACCTGTAGCCCAATAAACGAAGTCTACTGCCAAGTCCATGCACTGCATACCGTAATAGCCATCGAAGTCAATCTTGCGTCCTACGTACCAATTTAAACGTTCTCTCATCTGTTTATATGTTTTAGCCATATTATTTCCCCTCCATATTTTCTACATCTACTGTTACATCTGATTCTTCTGTCACTTGACCACTATCTACAACTACCTGCACATCATTACTTGATGGTTCTATCTTCTGATGTGAGTACTCGCTGTCGTTCACACCCTCAGTCGTTGGATCAATCACAATTCCTAATGCAACTAACAACGTTACAAGTGTTAGGCACGCATCGACCACCTGCTTAATCTGTTCCGAGTAATCTACACCGAACGCACTCAAAACCTGATTAACGAATAATGCTGTAGTTGAGATTAACGCTGTGAGTGTGTATTTATTTTTAAATCGTAACTTCCAATTTATATTCATCTGTTTACCTCCATAAAATAAGGAACACGTCCATATTTTGACGCATTCCTTTTATTTAAAAAATATTTGAGCAAAAGCAAAGGCACTTCCGCCGATTGTAGCGAAAGCACCTATGATTGCGACTATGATCTTGTCGTTCGCATTTTTTCGTTTACTGATAAATTCTTCATGTGAATCTACTTTACCTTTTAACTTATCAACTTCACCTTTAAATCCACTCATCGTATCATTTAACGTTACCATCTGACCCTCAATGTTAGTAAGTGATTTTACAAGTGGTTTCTGTGATTCGCTAAATAGCGTTATCGCTTTGTCGAGCAAGTGATAGTTATTTGTGTGTTTGTCATCAACTTCATCAATATACTGATAAATCTTACGTTTATCACGCTCATGCAGTATCTGTAAATCCTTTACCGACTCGACTCTATCGTTTTGCAAAATAGCTAACACCACCTATAAATCCAATTACACCTAAACCTGCCGAAAGTATCAAGAATCCTGTAGGTGTTAACCAGTTAATCGAATTGTTTATTCCTGCGACTGCTAAAAAGAAATAAAAAAATGATAGTCCGATACCACCTATCATTACTAGAAGATCATAAATCTTTCTTGACAGTCGGTGTGGGATATAGAAACAGCTCGCTATCAGACATATGCTGAAGAACATAATGACAGCTCCCCAGGTCCACAAAGGAAAAACTTGGTGGAGCGCTTCATATAACGGACTGTCATTCACTGCAGAATCAGATTCTAATATCCAGAACGATGCTCTAGCTAATGAATATAATCCAAATGTAAACGTAGATGCACATGTCAATTTCTCAGGTGTTGATAGTGGTCGTGAAATCTTTGAATCATCAGGTGTAACATCTTCAATTCTTTTCATTTAATCAACTCCTTTTTTAAATTTATTTATAATAAAACCCCTAATCACTTTGTGTGAATAGAGGTTGGATATTAATATAACTATTTAGTTAAATTATCTATACGTTTTTCTAGTTCTTTTATTTTGTTAATAAGAATCATAAAAATCGCACCAATTATTATTACAGACAAACCTGTAAGAATTCCACTCATTGTATTTCCTCCTTACTTTTTCATTTTGCCTTTCTTTTTCTTAGTAACTACAGTTGATTTACGTTCTTTATATTGTTGACGTTTTTCTTGTTTATTTAATTTTTCTAGAATTTCTTTGTTTTGATTAATTATAATATTATCTCTTTTCTTATCTTCTTCTTGATTATTTAATATTCGTTTTTGCCTTAGTTCATCGTCACTTGTCGTGTATTTATCAAAGGCTTCATTCACTACAATACCTGCACCCATTACCATAAGTGAGATAACAAATTTTATTGCTAAATCTAAACTATTTGTTACATTAAAAATTCTATAAATCCATTCAACTATCTTACTTGTATCATTGCCCAACTTGTTTAACTCTGTTTCAATATCTCTAACTGTTCTAAAATTTCTACCTTCTAATACTGATAAAATCTCGTATATTTCTGACTTATCAAAATGAGAAGTAAACTCCATTATTTCATCTTTGACTGAATAAGTACCGTCCGGCACTAATAATTTACCACCATCTTTCGGGCATGTACCAACAGAAGAATTTGAAATTATTAAATTCGCAGTATCTCCACCGATTACAATTCCATTGGAAAGGTATACATCATGACATATCTCACAATAAGCAGGTATTTTATGCATATTTTCCACAATATCACTCTCTTCCATTTTCTTTTAAATATACTCTATCTAAAAGAAAATGATAAGAGAATATGCGTTCTACTTATGTGTATTTTTCATACTTAATATCTATTTCACATTCCGGAATATCATAATAATCTTCATAGTGTTTATTTAAATAGACATCATGGATAGTGAAAAATTCATAAGTGTTACTTATTTTACCGTTAGAAAAAACATGTGTATGTGCAATTTTGGTGAACTCTCCATTTTTGTCACGCTTTATTTGATTATTAACAAGAAATGTTTTGACATCATCTATATTATCAAACACCCCTCTTAATACTGAATCATTCTCATAATCATTAATTTTGCTTGTAATCACTAACATCTAATCACACCCTCACATAATCTCTTTTTAAACATTCTTCGCAATTAATCCTAAACGCTCAAGTCTATCAATTAATTGATTGACACCATAAGCCACGTCACCGATTGTGCCTGAGCCAGAAACCTGTTTCACTGAGTAACCCTGAAGTGTTGCAGGTGCACCGAAGAAGCTCACTTTTGAAGTTGGAGACGTTCCCACCTTCATGTGGCGAGTAACAGGGTCGTAACTTAAAGTTTGGAATAAATCGCTAAATGCTTCGCCTCTAGCTACTGACACACCGTAAATTAAGTTACCTGTTGCAGCAACAGGTGTAGACGTACTATTTTCGCTTAAAGTACAATCATGCAAAGTATTCCCGGAAGTTGCGATATTCCATCCCATCGGACAATCAAAATGAATACCCATAATAATGTTTGAGTGCGTTGGCTCTACTGCGTTATCAATAGAGTATTTTTGCGTACCAACATCAATCTGTACACCTGTCATGCCACCTCTTACATATCCACCAATCAACTTATTACGCTTACCACCTACAACACAGAAGCCCACAGGATAAACATTAGGCGCGAGTCTTTTTGCATCCATCGAGAATCCTGTCACAATGTTGTCATCGTTTGGTGCATCGTGAGGGTCAGATATAGTCGTTCTGTCGTCAATGTAAACTCCATTATACGTTTCACCGTCAATCGTGATATTCGATACTCTATTACGTTCACAACCCTGGAACATCCAGAGGTTCGCACCTCGTGGCGATGCAACATCAACTATTCCACAATCTGTGAATTTCAAATTATTAGCAACATTGTCAGATGAACCTTTAGTAAATATAATCCCACCAATATCGCATTTATCGAATGATAAGTCGTTAAACGTACCTTTTCTTGTCGTCTCAAGTTCTAGTGCATATACAGCTGCAGGTGCGCCTCCTGCGACCTTATTTCCTTTGAATTTAAGTCCTAAAACAGATAGATTAGAAGTGCCGACATACACATCAGTATTAATCGCAGTCCCAATCGCTGTACGACTTAACGTCACTTGAGTACCACTGATTCCAGTAACTTCTGCATACATATGCAGTGCTGTACCAATTTTAGTTCCTGACGTATGAGATGCTGCAGTCGTACCTAAAGCGCCACGTTCAACTCCTACTAATTGAGTACCTGAAATACTAGAATATCCAATTAACTCATTATCCACTCTGAAATAACCTTTCGCAGGGAATTTGCTATCGTTGCCGACCAAATTAATTATTGTTGTGACCGCATCAATGTCTCCTGCTAATCCTGTATTTTGTGTTGTATGGATTTTGCCTGCGTTGTAAATAATAATTTTGTCGCCTTTTGCAATCGGCATTGGATCAGTTACGTTTAAAACATTACTGCCATTCGAGATACTTCCTGATATTTTCGTCTTTTTCGACTTTATAATACTTGGTGCAAGTCCGTCAGGATTCTCAAACGTAACACCATACATATCAAATATTACATTGTCACTTAAAATTAAACCTTTAACTAAATACGTTCCTTCGTCAACTGTAACCTTACCTCCACCTGCTGCAGCAACTGCATCGTTAGCTGCTTGAAATGCATCTCTATTTGTCGTCCACGATGCTGAAGGGTTAGCACCAAAATCATTAGCTGAAACAGTTAGCTTTTCTTCTATTTTATTCAAACGGTCATTTAAACTTGCCTTTCCGTTTCTAGCAACAATTACTTCTGCATTACTTTGACCTTCCGAAGACAAATTATTAAACTTTTCTGCAACAAAATCAGTTACAACGCTTTCTGCCAATTTCTTTACAGCATCGTCATAGGTCATTGTATTGATAATTTCTAGTTCCCTATCAGTATGAGATTTTGAAACTAAAATCGTGAAATCTCCATCCGATGGATATTTAGAGCCATCTGAAAGTGTCACTTCTAAATTATGATTATTTGCTTTCAAAGCATTCTTTACTTTAAATGCAAGTAGTCCACCTATTATCGTTTCAGTAGATTTTTGTCTTATCTGTTTGTCAACTGTATCAAGTAAAGTCACTGTACATGTCGTGTTTAGATTAGTTAGTTGTGATCCTTCGCTTCCGCATAGTAATAATTCTATAGGACTCGTGTTGTCAGCCTGCTTTATCGTTATATAATTATGAAAATTATTCTTAGTTTTAAGAGTATTAATATCCATCTTACTCCTCCATTTCTTTCGAGATTACTACCGGTATAATCTCCTTTAGTTTTGTTACTTCATTAAGTTCTTTTAAAGTTAAAAGAGTCGCCTCAGCTTTCACTGATACAACTCCGTCTTTTACTTCTAATTTTTCTGATTGTCTTGCTTTAGATTCATCAACTATGATTGCTCTATCATAATCATCATCAACTACGAGATTAAGACCTGCTTTAACAATCTTTTCTTCTCCATCAATCATCTTAGTTAATACTGCCCAGGCTTCCATACCATCCCTCCTAATAATCTGTAGTTCCGACATATAGTGTCTTTACGTTGATACTCGATGCACTGTTTGATTTAATTCTGAAATAGAAGTTGAGCACTCTTTTTGATGGTCTTCCTAAATCAATTAATAATTCGTTTAACCTCTGATTGCCTTTACCTATAGAATCTACAATAACTGAATTGTAGTAAGTCGTTGTTAGACCGTCATAGCTAAAGACCTCTATAACGCCACTTCCACCTTCACTCATATAAGATGAGAAACTTACTTTGAGATACCTTTGAAAATGTATAATGGTATAACCATCAAATTGAAGTGGTGAATTACTCGTTGTAGTGAAGAAACCCTCGCTAATTTGAACACCGTAATCTATTTGCGGTGGACTTACTCTGAATACTGACATTCCAACGTTCAACGTACTGTTCTTGATTGGTTGAAATCCATTAATATCACTCAACGTCACACCTGAAGTAACACCAGTGATTAACTGTTGTTGCGACTGAATGTTTGATTGTAATGTTGAAGTAGATTGATTAAACCCTTCTGTTACGTTCTGCAGATCATTAGATACTGCACCGATTTTAGAATTGAGTGCTGTTGTTGATTCAGTTAGTTTTCTTTGTAACAACTTTGTTCTTTGTTCTGCTATAGATTTCTGCACATCGTCAATAGATAATGGTTTTTCACCTATAACGACTGACTTATTATGTGGATTGGTGATATCTTCATTTGTTGATATAATTCGCATCCACTCTTTAACATCAAAAGGTTCAAAGAACACTTCATATTGATGACCACGTTCATACTCATCTGGATCTATACCGATATATGATAAATCAAGTAAGTTAATCTGCATTTGCTGCTTTACTAAATTCTTCTTTATATCATCAACTTTCCTTTTTGCAGCATTATATAATGTGTCTGGTGTATATTCATCTTCAAATATTTCAATGCCGTTCTGTATACCATATATCTTCTGTAATTCAGGTATATCAATGTAATTCTTACCGCCGCTTCGCGAGTCTTCAACTATGGTTAATCTTTGCGACTGTCCAGCAGTACTTTCTTCTGCAGGACCCAATGGTATTAAACGTGTCACAACATTTGTTGGATCAATAGATTTAGAGAATGATTTAATATTCTTTCCAATTCTTAAAGCAGCATCTTTCTTTGTGCCTATTGGATCTAACCAATCAATATAAGTTCCATCCGCTTCATATCTTACTAATATTTCACCACCCCAGCGCCCAATACAATCATCAACAATATGCTGCCATACTGTCTTCTCTAGATAGGTGAATGCATATTTTGTTGTATCATACTCTACAGCTTCTGATACCTGTTCTTTCATAGTAAAATTTACAGCACCAAGTTTTATCTGTTTATATGATTCAACTTGCTTATTATGTTCATTAACTAAAAATGTGATATATGATTTTGGAGTCGCACTCTCAAAAAACTTATAAGATGGATAACTGTCATGCATATAAGCAGCAGCACCTTCAACCGTATAATCAGAATTAAAAATACCGTCCTCAGCCATATGCTGAGACGGTATTAAAATTCTTCCTCGGAATACGATGTTATTCTTTAATTCATTCTTTATTTCAACGAGTGTTAAAAATGACTCGAATTGACGACTATCATTAATAAGCTCAAATTTAAACTCATCTATCTGATCTACACTTTTATCAAGTGTTCCAGACTTCATAATATTATCATCTCTTCTATAGTCCCAAATTGTCACTTTATCCGTATTATCAAATCGTTTTAAATTCACAGTATACATTAAAGCACCGCCTTACCATCTAACTTACTTATCGCTTTTGGTTTAGCTTCAAAGTCGATGTTTATATCCAAACGTTTTTCTTTAACATTCAGTTTACATGTACATGAATTACATTTTGCAATATAGTAATGCTCTTCATCATAATCAACGGTTAGTTCTAACCATCCGACATTATAAAGCCAGGTTTCAATTTCACGTTTCAATTGCATCATACGTTGATTGATTTCAGGTATTACAAAACCATCAATTGTGATTTTACGATTATTAAACTTTGTAGGACCATATGCATTAGTGAAATCATAATCCCCATCCATATGAGGAACTGTCTCTCTTATTTCTTTAGATTCAGGCAAAGGAAGATTGATATCGGTAATACGGATATCAAATGCAGATGAATGTTTATTATTATAAGTGAATCCTGTTGATTTTATTCTCATCGTGCTTTCCTCCTTGCATTAATCTTTGAATTAGTTGCTAACAATTTATCCATTTCTTTCGTAAGCTTGACACCATTTAAAAGGATATCAGGGTTTTTATTGACAAGTTGTTGAAGCAATTTAACTACATCGTCTTGCTTGTCATATTTTTTAGTTAAGTCTCTCAGCGTTTTTTCTAACTTCGTAATCACTACATCATTTTTCTTATCTTTATCTGACTTAATCTTGTTAAGTTGTTTCTGAAGATTATTCAGCTTGCTAGAGTTATTAACTAACTGATAACGCTTTGCAGTGTCCATGATGTATTTAGTAGATTTATCTAATACCGTTTGCGTTTTCGGTAACTGAACTACTTTTTTCGTTGGTACTTTAAGCGTTCTGCCAGCATAAATCATATCTGACTTAAGGTTATTAGCTTTCTTAAGTTCATTTACTGTAGTGCCATATCTTTGAGCAATATGCCCCAAAGTATCTCCCCACTTGATATTATGTGTTCGCATTGTAGTTACAGTACGTGAGGTATTACTTATAGGTTTCTTCGGATTAGCTTTTACATTAGACTTAGTGATACGTTTACGCTCATTCAGATAAACGACTTTCTTTTTGTCGATTTTCTTTTGTTGATTCTTCAATGTTTGAATTTGTTTATTATTAGCATTAATATCACTGTTATATCCAAAGTTCGCTTGCTCACTAGATATTTTATTTACTTCAGCATTAATAGATTTTTGTAATGTATTAATCTGACCAATATATCCTTTGCCACCTTTTACTAATGCTGCTACACGAGGCATAGAGTTCTCGATACCACCAGCTAATAACTCTCTTAAAAGAATTGGATCTAATCCCATACTTTTAAGTTTACGGACATTAGAAGCGTATTCTTTCATCTTACTTAATCTGTACTTCATGAATGAAACAAAGTCTCTTGATGTAAGCCCTTTTGCAACACCGAACCCTGCATAATTTTGTAAGTTACTCGCTATAGAAGAACGATAATTCGTTTTTTCTTCTTGTAATGCCTTTCCTTCTTCTGTTCGTTGATTAAGTTTAGCAGTTAAACTTGATTTTTCTTTAATCAAATTTTTAAGATAATTCGTTTTTAATACTTCATTCTGCTTCAATTTTTTAAGACTAGCAATCTGCGCTTTATATGACTGTATATCATTTCTAGCATTAGCGATTGTCTTCTTGTTTGTGGATTTACTAATCTTATTATTTAAACTAGAAATCTTACCGGTGCTTGAAGTAATCATAGAATTTATCTTTTTAACAATGGTGTCTATATTCTTCTGTGCAGCTTCAAGTGATAACGAACCTAAATTCCTAGTATTATTCATTATCAAAGTTCCAAGATTAACATCATCTTTACCAGTGACTTTATTACTTGATTTACCTCTGTTAAGAATTGACTTACCAGTATTGTAAAGAGATTGTGCTCTACTGATATATGAAGTAGATGCTTTAGGCTTAGATTGTACTTTAGTCTGCTTTGATACATTTTTGCTTAAATTAGTAATAGACCCTGTTAATTTGATGATCTGACCAGGATATATTAAGTGGTTTTTAATACCGTTTAAAAGTTGCAACGCTTTAACAGTAGTACCATTCTTACGGGAGATGTCCCAAAGCGTGTCTCCCCATTTAACTCTGTGTGTTTTATTAGAAGTACCTTTCGAAAGCTTAATAGGGCCATTCACTTTATAATTAGCTTCTGCTAATAGTTGATTAGCTCTATCTCTTCTCTTTGGGTCCATTGGTATGATAGCTTCTTCATACTCTTCACCTGCAATATAACTTTCATCTTTTACGAATCCACCATTTGCAAAACGTCTTACACCACTTGGACCCCATCCACTTCTTCCTCCGGGATTATCATTTCTCCAATTTGAATTATTGAAGAATGCTAATAATTGATCATAACCACTTCTAATGTTAGTGTGACCTGGTACAGCGTATGCTCTGAATGTTTGTGGAATATATTGCAATAATCCTTGAGCAGGATTACCACTTGCAGTATTTTTATCCCAAACTGCTGATGATTGAACAATATTCTGATTACCACTTGACTCTCTATTAATTTGAGCTGAAATATTTCGAACATCACCATCTGTTATTTTAACTTTCATCTGACTTGCTGCTCTTCTTATCTCGCTTGCCCAACTTTTACCCTCAGTATCTTTTCCACTAGAAACTTTTGATTTTAGGAATGCTACTGGATCCATAGTATTTCTATTCGTCAGTTCTGAAGAAGCTGGATTTTCTACTTGATAGTGCAAGTGATCACCAGTTGTCCATGCTCCTGAGTTACCAGACTTAGCAATCGCGTCGCCTTGTTTAACTGGCCCTTTTTTCAACACTTTACTTAAATGCAGAAAGTATTGAGCGATTTTACCAGATATCAGACGTGCTACAATACCACCACCGTAGTTATATTGTTGAGAAACAGTACCGCTTGTCGGCGCATGAATTGTTGTTCCTGATGGTATACCTAAGTCGATACCGTAATGTCGTCCTCCGTTAAAAGATGCAGGATATCCTGGCACTGGACTATTCGGACTATACGGTGTGGTTTTCGGCCAATTAAGAATCTCACTACCATCTACATCCCCGCCACTAAATTCTTCAAGCCATTCTTTAACTTTACTAACTAATGAATTTTTAATTGATGTAAATGCAGACTTTCCGAGATCACCAGTTATACCCCCAACATTATCAAAAGCGCTTCCTAACTTACCTAATACTATATCTACGAGTTTACTTGGATTCTCGATATATTCGAAAACGTCTCCAGCAATCTTTCCTACCATTTTTGATGCATCTACTACAGATTCTTTTACTGTGGAACCGAACTCCATAGTATTTTCCCATCCATTTTTAATAGCAGTACCGATACTAAATCTTGGAATCAAACCTTTTTGCATTAAGCTATGCGTTTGTGTTCCGTTATAAACTTTATCACCTTTATTAAGATGTACTAATGTATCAGTTGCAGGTGTGAGTTCCATATCACCGTTAGCACGATGTATGATTTCTCTCTTAAATCCACCAGGACCATTTCCAGGCCCTCTATCTCCCACAACAGCAAGTGTTGGTTTGGCAATAGCACCATCTTTAACTGTTCCTGTTGATAGTTTTGGAATTTTACTTAATAAGTTTTTGTCCATAATCTTTGATGAAATTGAGTTAATTCCATCAATCATGCCATTAAGCCCACCGATTGCTCCATTTGCAACACTTTTACCCATGCTAGACGCTTTATCAGTGATACCCTTCTTTGAATCTGTAATAAACTTACCGATGTTACTTACCCATTTTGTTGCTCCATCGTACATAGATTCAAATTTATCTACAGTGGCTTCTCTAATATCTTCTGCAGTTTTGGATATATTTTTATAAATCTTTGAAAATGTATCGCTAATATATTCTTTGGAATCTCCAATCCATTTTGTAACACCCTTATACATTTCTTTAAATTTTCCAACCGAAAAACTAGTGATCAAAGAGACTATAGGTTTAGTATCTTTTTTTAATTTTTCCCAATTAGATAGAACTCTACCTGTTTGAGAATCAATTTCTCTTCTAACACCTTTATTTTGACGTTCCGCTTCTTTAACAACATCTTTGTGTTGAGATTCAGCATTATTTTTTGACTTTTTATACTGTCTTTCTGCATCCTTAATAATTTTATCTGCCTGTTCTTTAGATATATTTTTTGTAATATCTCGTTGATATATCGCTTCATCTATGGTTTTATCGCGTTTTTTACGTGCATTCTTAATAGAGTCATCACGCTCTTTAGCTGACGCTTTAATCACTTCAGATGCAGCTTGAATAGAAAGAGTTTTCTTGTTGCTCTTTAATCTTCCTAATATAATTCTTTGCTCTTTCTCACTATTACTTAATGAAGCAACAACTTTCTGATCCATTTGTTTCTGTAAGTTAGCTATCTTATTTTCTTCAGTACGTGTTAATGCACGCTTTTCAGTTTTAGCTTTTTTGTAAATATCCATTATCTTCTTATTTATCGTATTAGCTGCTTTCACTTCTGCTAAATTTCCTGATTGTGCTTCTGCTAATACTCTTTGTTTCTCTTGATTCGATATACCTTTCGTATCTGCCAACAACTTTTTAAGTCCATCAGTTTCTCTCTTATGACGTTCATCAAGTTTTTTTGTAACATCATCATTAATCTTTGAATAAATAGAAACAACTTCTTTATATTGTTGGTCACCGATTGTCTTGTGACTAATCTTAAGATCTTCAAGTTTTTTAGAAGCTTTCATTGAAAGGTCTGTATATTCTTGTAGCACTTTCTTGGTTGACTTGCCGACACCTTTTCCAAAGACATCAACCGTATCTGTAGCTTTCTTTACCGAATCTCCTACTACTTTAAATGTGTTTTTAGAGATCATGCCAATAGGACTGATTTCAAATCCAAAACGCGCAAGTTTACCAGTAGAATCAGCTAACCACTTACCAGTATCTTTTATACCATTACCTAAGTTGCCAACCCAATCAAAATCAATTGTTGATGCTACTTCTCCAAGTAATTTCTTTGTATTTTCAACACCATCATGAAACCAACCAATATGATCATAAGCGAGTTTAAACGTTGTAGCTAAAGTTGCAACAACTCCAATTGCAATACCCACTGGACCAGAAGCAAATAATCCTATACCTTTAGTTGCAATACTTCCTGCTCTACCTAATAAACCAACAGAACCTGCTGCACCAGTTGCACCTTTACTAAGATTAGTGAATAATCCTGTAACCTTCCCAAGTTTTCCACCTTGTTTTTCAATAGATGCTCCAGCTGCTAGATTTGCCGCTGCATTAACTTCTGCTGCTACAGTATTCTTTGCATATGTTCCTGTTAACCTTGATAAACCAGATGCTACAGTACTTGCAGATTTTGCAACAATTCCTAGTCCTAATATAACTGGACCTGTTGCAGCTGCAACTAGGCCAATTCCAACTGCAGTTTTACGAGCCCAACCAGGCATTTCAGAGAAGTTAGTCGCTGCCCGTTGTAAACTGTCTGCAAGACCTTTAATCATAGGAGTTAAATCTTGGCCAACTTGAATACCTAACGTTTCAAAAGCACCCTTCATTTCTTCGACTGCGCCTTTTAAGTTGTCCATCATTGCATCTGCTGCTTTCTTAGATGCTCCATCTGACTGTTCTAAAGCATTTGTCATTTTGTCGATTTGTTCAGGACTCTTTTGCATCATGACCAACATACCTGAAACTGCTTCTTTTCCAACAAGTTGAGATAAAGTCGCTGCTTTTTGAGTATCTGTCATACCTTCCATTGATTCTTGTAAATTACCAATAAGCTTAGACATTCCAACGAAGTTACCTTCATTATCAGTGATTGCAATTCCCATCTTATCCATCGTCTTTGAGTTTTGCTCAGACGGATCTAATAGACCTAATAACGCACCACGCAATGTAGTGCCTGCTTGCTCACCCTTAAGGCCTGCATCAACCATCATTCCAATAGATGCACTTGTTTCTTCTAAACTCATGCCTAAAGAATGTGCAGGTGCTGCAGCATATTTAAGTGCATATTGCATATCTGTAATATCGGCTGCTGATTGATTTGCAGTTTGAGCGAGAACGTCAGCAACATGTCCTGATTTCCCTGCTTCAATACCAAAGGCATTCATAGCACTAGCCATTACTTCTGCAGTTTGCGCCATATCACTTCCAGAAGCTTCAGCAGCAGAAATAATACCAGGCATAGCTTGCATAATTTGGTTAGCATTATAGCCTTTTGCAGCCATTTCTTCCATACCTTTTGCTACTTCAGATGCTGACTTCGTAGTACTTGCACCAAGTTCCATAGCAAGTTTTGTCATATTATTGAATTTACTACCTGTAGTATCTGAAATAGCACCAACCCTATCCATCTGTGCTTCAAAGTCCATAGATGTTTTGACAGCTGCACCAAATCCAGCAGCAATCGGAGCAGTTACAGTCATAGACATATTCTGTCCGATACTCGTCATCTTATCTCCAACAGCAGAAAGTCTATCACTATAAATTTGTAGTTCTTGACTTCTTTTGCCCCATGGAGAATTATTGATTTGTTCTGCTTTCTTTAGTTGTTCAATCTCACTAGTAACTTCACTGATAGAACGTTTTAAATTACCAAATGTCGCCTCTTGTTTCTTTAATTCCGCATTAGCTTTAATTACTTTGGTATGCGTTTCGCCATACTCACTCGTTAATTTAGCAACTTTCTGTTTATGTGCTTCAACGATTTGGGACTGCACTTTCAATTTATCGGTCATACCTTTAACACTTACAGATAATTTTTCAATGGATCTATCTGATTGTTTGAATGTTGAAAGTGACTCTTTCCAGGTATTATCAGCGAGTTTCATTTTTGCATTTAAATTCGTTAATCCACTGACTAACTTACTATCATTAAGACCAACTTCAACAACCGATTTGCCAATAGGCTCTCCGATTACACTCATATATATCCTCCTTTCTCAAAAAAATAAACCTATTCAATACACTCACTAGAATGCATCGAATAGGCTTTCGACTTTTTTATTATTTGAAGATGAAGCATTAACTTCATCTTCTATCGCTAGATTATATTGATACATGTAGTAATGATAATCACCATTCATTATTTCTAATGGAGAAGTATTAAAATATTTAGCAATGACTGCAATATTTTTATCAAACATTCTCACAACGTCATCAAGTTCTACATCTTCAATATCATCATCGCTTAGTTCTTCTGAACTGGTACGGTACGGTTTCCCAACGCACTATGATATGCATGTAATAATGTTTCTTGATAAATACGTGCGTCTAATCCATCTTGTAACTCTTCTACAGTGAATTGATTATTAAAATATTCAACTATAAACTCTTCATAAATTCCAAGTATTTCAAGTTCTTTTTCTTCAGTGAATCGTTCCGGAATAAAGTTTCCTTCTTCATCTAATTCGTATTTACCTTTACCATCATTCTTATAAGTTAACTTACGCTCTTTATATCCTAAAGAAATTGCTTTGCGGTATACACGCCCTGGAATAACTTTAGGAGCTGTAATTGTACGCTCAGCACCTGCTGAATTAACTAATGTAATCTCCTTTAAAAAGTCCTTTTCTACTTCTTGTTCTAAATTTAATTCTTCTGTCATGTTAATTTCCTCTTTTCCTTTTATTTTGGCCAAAATAAAAGGGGAACAAGTCCCCTGATGATTTACTTCTTACGAATATATGATTTACCATTTTCATGTTTCAATAACTGTTCAATGCGTTTTTGAGTTACCTTCTTACTTGCTGGCTTCGGGTATGGATCATTAATTAAATATTCCTTTCCTTTATCTTCAGCATCATAAAAAGGAATAACTACAACATACTCTTCTTTCTTTTCATCTTTAGATGTTGTAGTTTCTGATTCATTTTTCTTAGTCGTCATAAAATATTCCTCCTATTTATTAGATAGTACGCGCTTTCCAACCCTTAGGCGTTGCTGTCACTGGTGCAGTTTTACCAAACACTTTTGTAAAAAATTCATCTAAAGAAGTATAATCATCTTTTTTGATATACTTACGGTATTCAACAATACCATCTGAAATTCTTCCAGAGAATTCTCCAGTAATTGATTGATTTCCAAATTCAATCTTGTCATCTGCAGTCTTTGCTTGATCTCCTTCAACCTGGAATACACCTCTCAATAAAGCAACACACTCAATGTCTTTGTTTTTACGTTCTTTGTAAAAGATTGCTCCAACATTTGGCGGATTCAATACGCCGCCGTGTTTCGTAACTAAACCATTTTCATCAACTTCTAAACCAGCAAGAAACGCTCTTGTTTCTAATGGAATCGCAAAAGCTTGTAAATCTACTTTTGTCTTACCTTGAGATACTGCAGATTCTTGTACTTCTCCATCTCCCCAGTTCTCAATCATATCTTCACTTGGATTTACTTTGATATCTTGTGCCCCGCGAATATGGTTAATTTCACCATACACTGGCGCCTTACCTGCTTCATCTGTCGTCAATTCTGCAAAGTGAAAACCGCTAATGTTTACTGTTGAACCTAATGTTTCTGTAATTTTTACTAATGGCATATATAAATCCTCCTATTTTTTAATAAATTTCTTCTTCTTTTAATTCGTATGCATAAAAATAACGTCTCGCATCTCTATAGAGCGTGACGTTATCTGATACCTTTTCTGTGTGTGCTTCTAAAAAGTCAACACAACTAAAGTCATTTTGCTTAAGCACTTTCTTAACATTATTACCTAAAGTTAATAAACCTGTTTTTTGCCATATATCAACTTGAAAATAATATCCTGCTGCTCTAATTTCACCATCTCCGAAAGATAAATCGGGAGCATCTAAAAGCGTTATTCTGATGTATGGCGGAGAACTTTTCAAAGTTTCAGGAATATCTACATTTCTTACATTGCTTGAAGGAATCATTTTAACGATTTCGCTATTAGAAACGATTATATCCCGAATAAATTTATATGGATCATCCATTCAAACCATACTCCCTTCTCATAACAGCATTCATTGCTCTCTTTTTAGCTTCCATTGAATTTTTTACTGCATTTGTTATTTTCATTTGGGGTTTCTGATGAACTGTGCCCCATTCTACAAAATGGGCCCTATATTCAACCTTACTACCTTCTGGCCAACCTATTTTAATTATCGTCTCACCATTTCTTTGATGTGGTTTACCTATTACAAGTCTATCTCTTGCTTTACCTGTATCAACAAAGATGTCTTTCTTGATAGCTTTAAACTGTACTTCTGCACCTGCCTGAACTACTTTATTACGTGCGCCATTAATATTCATTAACAACTTATTCAAGTTAGTATTATCAAAGCCTGATGTCTTTAAACTCATAACGTTGTACGCTTTGCAACGATATACATATATGGTAATCGTTCATCCTTATCTAACATATCAACGATTGAGTAATGTTCATCTTTGTAACGAATACTCATATCAGTTGTGATACCTTCTTTAAATCTAATCCTGAAATATATTTGATTTTCAGTACCAACTTGAACTGCAGAATTATAATCTCTCGTTCGAATATCAACTAATTGCGCCCAGCACTTATGAAATACAGTTTCTTCACTATTATTCCATCCATCTTCTGATACATCGTTAGTAGTAATGATAGTAATTCTTTTATCTAATCTACCTACTTTTTCATTTATCTTTTTAGATGTTTTCATACTTAAACCCTCCATATTCAATAGATAAATGTATGATTAAAGCATTGAGCGAATAAGCAATTAATTCTGCTTGTCCTGTAGGCTCCCTATTCTCATACCAGTGCATCACTAACATTTTTAAAGCAAGTATAGCTTGTTGATTTTCCATAGTTTGTTCATTAGCATCTTTAAAAAATCCGAAACGATAATTTGTTTTTGACAAGATGAAGAGTTTAGCTGCTTCAATCAATGAATTGAGAGTGACATCCTCTTCATCTCCGTCAATTTTGCAAAAATCTTTAACTTCTCCTAGCAATGTCACTTCCATAATTATTCACTCCTAAACAGTTTCAATTACAGTAGTATCAAGTTTACCGTATACAACCGCTGCTTTATCAACTAATTTAACATCTTCACGTTCGATAAATCGCATATCCGTAGAGTTGCGAGTAAATGCTTTACCACCAATATTAGTAGTTAAAATTGACTGTTGCTGACGGTCAAATAACGTTACTGCTTCTTTTAAATCGCCGATAATTAACGGCGCTACAGCACCTTCTGATGGCAAGAATTTATTACCGATAACTTTAACTTCTTTACCGAAGATTTGACGTTTACTTGGATCAGTCACAAATGGTTGCATTAAGTACTTTCCATCTTTATCTTTCAATGTATCTAAATAATTAAAACCATCTTGATTTGTAATGATGATAGAAGTTGTTAAGAATAAAGGATCTAACGTTACATTCATTGCTTTCTTAATATCATCTGTTGTTTTAAGTGTTACTGCACTTAAAGTCTTAATAACATTTAAGATAAGTGAGTTACGAGTCACTACAGATTTACGTGCACCCCAACGAGCAGCATAATCAATAACATTTTCATCGCTATCTTGGATTAAGTCGTTCGACATCGGTAAGATACCAGCATAGTTTTTGATATCATACACGATACGTTCAAATTTAGGACCATCAATTTCAGGAATCTCACCCATTTCTTCAACCGCAACAAATGGAGTCATGTCTCCTAACTTTTCATATAAACGTGAACCTTTAGGACGTCTTACCGGTTCTACATTAACCAAGTTTTCTAAAGACTCGAAGTTACGTTTATATTCATTAATCTTCATGCTGATGTCTTCAGGTACGATATATCCACCATCTTCATCAGTCTTTTCTACCATTGCTGCAGAAACTTCTCCAGATCGCATATAGTTCGCAAATGCTTTAAGTTCATTTTGTACTTCTTTTTTTGATTCAGAACCCGGCATAATATTGAAATCAACTACTGTATTAATATTTTTAGCTTGTTCTAAATCGTTTAAAGCGTTAATTTGCGCTAAATAACTCTCTGCCTCTTCATACTTCGCTTTGTAAGTTTCCATATCTCCACTGTCTACTGCTTCAGTTGCTTCATCTAAAGCTTTAGCACGTAATGCTTGTAAATCTTTTAATTTCATCTCTTTTCCTCCAATTTATATTGTTTTTTGATGTAAATTGCATAAAAAATAAGCATCGTCATAAATGACATGCAGTTGAGTAATTATTTAACGACGTAACTTGCGTCGAGATATTTAGATCACCTCGTAGCTATCGTTTGGCTAACTCAATAATTTGAGCGTATGCCTTAGCTTTTTCAGATTCTAATTCATCGTTTCTCATTAGGTTTTTAGGGACATTCTTATAACGTTCTGCAAATGATTTATCAATAGATGCAGCAACTTTAACTTCTTCTGTAATTTCATCGATAAATCCATATTTAAGTGCATCATCCGCACTTAACCACGTTTCTTCTTGCATCATCGTTCTGATATTACTTTCAGTTGTTTTACCATCTGTCTTGTTTAGATAAGTATTCACGATAGATTCATTAATCTTATCTAAGTCATCTGCAACTTTTCGCATTTCACGACTGTTCCCAATCGCAAAAGTCCAAGGATCATGAATCATTAACATTGCGTTATTCGGCATCGAAACAGTATCACCAGCCATTGCGATTACGCTTGCTATGGAGGCAGCGCATCCATCAATACGAGCAACAATATGAGCTTTATGTCTTTTAAGCATTGAATAAATCGCTTGTCCCTCAAATACGTCACCACCTGGACTGTTAATGTTTAAGTAAATCTTACTTACATCTCCAAGTTCCTTTAATTCGTTGTTGAATCTTTTTGCTGAACTTTCACTAAACCATCCTTCAGACTCAATCGCACCATAAATATCAATTTCTGCTGTACTTTCGTTTAATACTTTCATTGAATAGAATTTAGTCGGCATTTTGATTATCACCTCCTTTACTATCAGATTTGCTGCCTTTAGCTTTAGATAATTGGTACTCTCGCATAATATCTAGTGGAACTAAGTTCAAGTTACCAAAATGCATGTCACCTAATTCATCTTCAAGTAAAGGCATATCTTCAAGATCTAATATGTTATTTATATTATAGGCTCCGATGCGTTGCATTGTTTCATACATCTTAGCTCTTGATTCACTATCTCCACGTAGTTCCGCTTCAAGATTGAATTTACAGTAACGATTTTCATTTTCATCAACAATATTAAGTAATTTAACGTTACATTCTTGCTCAAAGTTTGTAACGATAGGAAGTATCGTATTAATAACATATTGTAATGACTGTTGCTCAATGTTAGAAAATGTCGCTCGATCAAGTTCACCGATTTTATGCGGTGGTACTTTATAGATACCAGCAATCTGTAGTTTGTTAAATTTCATCGACTCAATGAATTGTGCATCTTTTTGAGGAATAGTTATTGTACTGAAATCAAGTCCAGCGTCCATAATTGCAACATCTTCTTCATTGTTTACTTCGTACCACGCTTCACGTAATTTCTTTTTGTTTTCCGGACTAACAATTTCAGTAGTTTTTAAGATACCTCTTGGAATAGCACTCTTTTGATAAAATTTTGCCTGGTGTTTGTTTCCGCCAATATTTGTGGCCAAGTTTTCTCTAATAACTTCGATAGGTGAAAGGCCAACATGTCCATCAAAACTAAGTTCTAAAAAGTGCAGCACATCATCCGTATCTATCTTGTAATGCTTACCATTTAACGTTGTGAAATATACGTATTTCGCATTATCTCTATCGTATTGTTTAGAAGTCGTTAATGGGCTTAGAGGTAATATCTCAGTTACTTCACCTTTATTATTTCTCATAATCACGTTATATGCGTTACCATATAACATCATGTGAAAAATCATAAGACGTTTCCATACAAATGGTGTCATATTCTTATTCGGTTGCTTATTCAAACAAATATGAACTGGATGCGTATGTTCTGTTGTTAACTTATTATTTGCTTTCTGTTTTACCGATATCGGATATTTTGCAATATCATCAGCAAGAACTTTAATACATGTATAAACTTCACTTGTTTTAATTGCTGTATCTTCATTAATCTTTGAAGATATATCAGAATTAAACATTGTGTTGAACCAATTTTGACTACCAGTATATATTTCATTATTTACATTTATTGATTTTTTACTGCTAAATAACATTTACTCACCTCTTTCTACCTATCAAATAAGCTAGAGTAATCAGCATTACTCCAGTAATAACCAATCCATATACGATTCCAATAATAAATGCTGCAGTAACAATTAATGACATGCCTGCAATGAGCAGCATGTCATCTAAAAATAGCAATATAATTCTTAATAATTTTTCTAACATTTGTGCACCACCTAAAATGTGAATTCCTGACTAGCGATATGATCATTAATCGAAGGTCCTTTATCAACCATCGCTCTAACAAACGCGAAGATTGTAGATGCAATCGGGTCAATTCTGTCTTTTGATTTCTGTTTATCTAGCATTATATTACCCTGTGCATCTGATTTTTCAATCGCGTTAGATACAGCCCAAGTTAAAACTGGATTATTATCATGTCTTACTTTACCTTCAAAAATACACTCCCTAAAGAAAGAAGTCGGCTCGCTTAACACTTTCATACTCTGAGATATTTCAACCGTCTTATAGCCTTTATATTGCATATTAGAGGAGAAGTGCGTTGCATTGTATGGGTCAAAGTCAATTTCAACTACTTTCCAACCATTTTCTTTAGCGATTATATCTACATAGTGTTCTATATAGTTATAATCGACTACGTTCCCTGGTGTCGCTGTCAAATAACCGTCTTCTACCCACATTGAATAAGGTACTTTATCAGTATTTTCTCTTTCTTTTAACGCTTCTTCAGGTAAGAATGAATGTGATCTAACGTCATATGTCCCGTCTGGATTAGGAAATACAAAGCTAACAGAAGTTAAGTCAATTTTCTTTGATAAATCGACACCGACATAACATTCTCTTCCTTCTAAATTATTCGGCATTTCTTGGCCACAAGCGTTCCACTTATCCATCTTCATATATCCGTTATCTTTTGCATCTACCCATATATTCATATTCTTTGTTAGATATGTCTTCATGTATGAAGGTACATCTAATGCCCGCTTCAACATTTTTCTTAAGTAGTTCATACCTTCTTCGTGAGATGCTGCAATCGGATTCGCTTTTGGCCAATTCTTTTCATCACGTATATCGTCATCTTTATCTAACTCGTTTATCATCACAAAGTAGTTGTCATTTTCTATAGGGATATTAGGATTTAATATTTTTGAGACATAATCATATTCAACTGTATAACATGGTTTATTCAAATCATTACCAGCAGTTGTAATGATAAACATTAAAGGTTGAGAACGAGCTCCCATACCAGTTAGGATTACGTCATATACTTCTGTCGTATCGTGAAGATGATACTCATCTATCAATCCACATTGCGGGTTAAATCCATCACCTTTTTTATTATCCTCTTTTGATAATGATTTTATTGTTGAGTCTGATTTTAAATGAACGATACGGCCATATTTAGCTTCAAACTTATCTTTGAATTCAGATTGCTTTATTTGAGCAGATAGCTCATTATAAATAATGTTTGCTTGCTCTTTTTTAGTAGCACCGATATATACTTCCGACATACCTTCACCAAGTGCACTAGCTTCATATGATCCTACACATGATAATGATTGTGATTTTGCATTTTTACGGGCAACTTGCCAGTATGCTAAAGAAAATCGCCTATAACCGGTCTGATAATGTACCCAACCATATATATTTGAAAATATGAATATTTGAATTGGATTAGGTACGATTGGTGTCCCACGTAATGGGCCTTTAGTGTGCTTGAACTTTGTCATCCACTTTAAAAATCTCAATGCCTTTTCTTCGTTAAATACATATGGAAACTGTTTAAGCTTTTCTCTTTCTAAGTCACTTAAAAAGCGAAGACATGCCCACTTGTGTTTTTCACAAGCGATTATATCTCCGCTTAATACATCATTTGAGTATTTAATAAGATAGTTTTTTAATTCCATCATTACACATCCTCAAAGTCATCATCTTCTTTTTCAATTTCTGCCTTTGCTTGCGCAAGTGCCATTTTTGCTCTTGCAGATGGTGTAAAACCAAACTGAATACCTAACTGTCTTACCTGATCATAGAATTGCTTTTTCCTTAGTATCGCTTCTTTATCCATCACCAATTCATAAATAGGTTCATTGTCCTCTGTATAATCAACAACGACACGTCTAGCTAAACCTGTTTCATTAATTAGCTTTGTAATCTCAACATAGTTAGAGTATGCATCACAGTACATTGCCAAAGCATGAACATCAAGATTATTTAATACGTCGAGTTCTGACATCTGATCTACAATATACCTAAATTCTTTCTTGGCCAACTTATCAAGCCATGTCGGTGGCTTCAGTTTATCCTTTGCAGCTTTCAATGCTTCTTCAGCTTTTTTACGCTTTTCTATTTCCGCTTTAGTTCTTCGATTCTTATTGCCATGTATTAATTGTAAATCGATTGGTTGTGCTTGATTTCCCATGTAATGCACCTCCTTTTTTTGCTATATTGAGATTTTTTTGAGCGAATTTTGTGTGCGTTTGACTGGGGCGCCGTTGTTTTGACGGTTTTTCTTAGAGATTTAAGGTGGGGGGTGTGAATTAAAATTTTATTTTTTCATACGCTTCATACTCTTCCACTTTTAAAATCTGTTTCATTTTGTTTATGTTGTCTTCAATCTGAGTAAATACATTGCCTTGAATCGTTCTCCCTGCAACTTCTACTGTATGTTCACACAAGCTTCTTTGTCTGATAATGTGTACAAATTTACAGTTGATACGTTTAAGCTTATTCGATTCTGATGTGCTTAGTGTTGATCTAATCAACCAAATCCTTTTAAACTTGTATTTTTCTAATGTTAGATTATCTATAACAGCTTTAATCATATCGTTTACCATTTCGATTGAATCATATGCATTTAGAGTTCTATCATGAATAGGTTTAAATGTCATTGTTGATATTATTTCGTCCATATCTATAACTATGTCTTTCTCTTTATCACAGTTATTATAAACAAAGGTACTCTTACCACTTCCAGGCAATCCAACAACGACTATTATAAGATTCTTAGTGCTTGTATGAAGCCCCTTCTTTGTCTTAGTATGATCCTGATTGTGACATGCACTGCACACAGTCTCTAGGTTGTTCATGTCTAGTCTCAGTGACCAGTCATCCTTAAGCTCTACTATGTGATGCACTATGTTACCAAAGGTTGTAATGCCCTGACGTTTGCATTGCTGACATAAATAGAAGTCACGTTGAAGTACAGCAGCTCTAACATCTTTCCATTGCTTCGAGTTATAGAAGCTTACCTCTTGCTGGTCTGTACGTTCACGATCATACTCCTTATGTTTCTGTTTAGCAGTATCACTATGTATCTCACAGTATCTACCACTCGTAGTTCTACTACATCCAGGATAAGCACATACACTATCTGACTTACTCGCCATTACTTCACCCCAAACAAAAAGGACACAAGCATATCGCTTATGTCCTTGAGATATTTATCTACAATATAATATTAATACATTTAAATTATAAATGTGTTCGCAAAAAGTCCGTCAAAAGTTCGCGAAAAGTTCGAGAAATCAACATTCTCTTTCCATCAAAGTAATTATATTTTTAAATTCATTCACCATTATTCCCTTATTATAATCTTCATCTAACTCTTTTAACGAATACACATCATTAAATTCTTTATAATTTGTACCATTTTCAAATACTCCAGTCGATGAATTTATTATGTCATTTTCTAAATCAAATACTAATAATGTTTCGTAAATCTTTTTTGAACTAGATACTATATCTTGATATCCAGTATATGAATACACCAATTTATAAATGACTTCTTTTTTTTGTTCTGAAGCGTCTACAGATGCAATAACACGATAACTCAATGGAGTTAATGCATCATTGATTTCATCAATAAACTTTCCAAAGTTTGCTAATATCTTTTTCGATCTAGTTCTTGTGAATTCAATCTTCTGCTTTTTCTCTTCGATTTTCTGCAATAAACTATCCACTTCTTTTTTGAATTCGTTCATCTTCTCACCTCCTCATTTTATATATGTGAGTTATTCATATCTAATATTGTGTATAACTCACAAACATATTATAACCCTTTATATATCAATACTTCCACAAGTTTTCTGAAAATTAGTTATACATAGCTTATATATGCATAACTCTTTATGTAACTAAAGGGTTTTAAATATAAAAAATAGACCTGATTTATATCAGATCTATTTATCACCATAAGCTCATTTCTTTATAAATTAATATTGGTTCTTCATCTTTACAATATCTATACATCATAAATTTTAAAGGTGGTTCATATCCTGTAGGCCTAAGTTTCTTTCTAATATATTTGATAAGCTTGAACTTAGCATATCGTTTACTAAATGACTTTACCCAATAAATTTCTATGCCCTCATCAACTGATGCCATTGCATAATAATATTTCCTCATAGTTATCTCCCTTTCAATATACAAATTCAAAATTAGTCATTGCTTCATCAATGCTATCTTGTGTTATTCCTATGTACTTCAATGTGATTGCTTCACTGCTATGATTAAATATCTTCTGTAGCGTTGCAACGTCTTTCGTTCCTTTGTAATAATGATATCCGAAAGTCTTACGCATCGAGTGAGTACCGATTGATTCTAGATCAAAGTAATCTGTTAATTCTCTTAATATCTTATACGCCATATCTCGACTAATCGGTTTATTAAATCTCTGTCGCGACTTTATAATAAATTCTTCAGGTGGTTTCCCTTTTATAAAATCATTGAGCGGTCCTTTTAAATTCTTATGGATTACTATCTTTCTTTGCTTACCTGTCTTTTGTTCTCTTAACCTTATTGTGTTGCCCTGCACAGATGAAACTCTTAACTGTAATATATCCGATATTCTTAGACCGCAATATATCCCGATAAGGAATAGTATATAGTTACGCTCATTCTTCTCTTTTAGATGTCTCTCAATCGCTTTTATCATGTCTGGATTACGAATAGGCTCTACAAAGTTCATTACTCTGTCACCTCCGAATACTCTTCCATCCCTAAATAAAAAGCAAGTCGTATAATAGCATCATTCTTAATCTCATAGTACTTCGTCTTCCCTATACCTAATTCTGTATAAATATCAACATCTATACCTCGCTCTTCCTGTAGATACTTATTAACGATAATATACTTTTCATCAGGCTTTAGATTATCAATAGCATTGTGAAGATTATCCATTAATTGCTGTCTTTCTAACATCATCTGCTCACGCTCAATGTTCTTGGATACACTTAACTCAATCTTATTCAGATCCTTAACTGTGGTTGGTGGTTCTAAACTAAATGATTGAGTAACAGATGGATAACTTCTTACTGGCATTAGACAAAGTAATCTGTTGTATTTGTTAAATAGCTTGTATACATTCTTTCTTGTTTTGATAAAGTCCAGGTTCTTAATCTCTAATAATAAAGTCATTTAGTAACCTCCATGATTCTGATATAATATAGGTGTCGAGTATATTACCTCAGAGCCATGAAGGCTCTTTTTTATGACCGCTTCAAGCGTTTGTTATCCCTAAAGGCTACTCTAAATTTACTAACTGCTTCACCAAGTTTATTTAATGCTTTACTAGCCATGAACCTCATAGCCTTAACAATATTAAACCTAGCTTCTAATTCATTATAAGATCGTGTTACTTTATGCTTTTTCTTTTGTCCTGTATAAGCCCAGTAGATTGCTCTATGTCTTCTGCTCTTCATTCATATCCTCCTATTCTCTTACCTGGTAATGACCTGCAATATAGTAATTTGAATTACTATCCTTTTCTTTTCCGTTCACTTGTTTCATAGGTATGACATCCATTTGTTGGTCACATTGATGGCAATTAACTTGTGTTACTTCTGGTGTGATATAGTGATTGCTTAATGTTCCACAGCTAGGGCACAAATATCTGCATCTATAATGATTAACACCATTCTTTTCCTTGATGCCTGTCTTCCAGAACTCTGGTTCTTGTAATAATGCTTCTTTAAGGTTTATCTTGTCTCCAATAGTGAATCCATCACTCTCTTTATGTACATATTCCTTATCTTCTCTTTCAAGTTCTACTACCTTAGATACTGAAGGCTTCTCTTTTACTTTCTTTTCTGTTTTGGAGATAATTTCTTTAGCAGGTATTCCCTTAATATTTGGTCCATTAAGATTAAAGATGTTCTCCATGACCGTATCTTCTGACTTTGCTGTGCTTATATTCGCACTTTTTATGTTCCCACTCATATAATTAAGTACAGTATCTAATACTTTAATCGCTTTATCCTCGTTCGTAATAGGCATATCTAACTTTAGTTTTCCTGGAATATCAATTTTCATAACTTATTCTCCTTTTCGATATCTTTCATATTATTGATAACATCATTCAAAACCTTAACTTCTCTGTCGCAACCTTCACTTTCATACAATACAACCTGCTTAACTAAATAATGTATCGTTTCAGATACGATATTTTGCAATATATCTCGCTCATTTTTCGTATGTTCATACATTCTCAACACTTGTTCTAAATCTTTCGACGGGTCATTTGTGCAAGTCATTCGCCATGCTCCTTTATCCATCCTAAATCAATGTAAAATCATCACTAAACGCTACTTTAGGTATTCCGCCTGAAATACCCCAACCCTTGAAGTAAATATGAGACTTGCTGCATCCTGTAATTACATATAAATTACCTGTAGATTTGCATTTAATATACTTACCTTTCTTAAACATATGATCACTCCTATATGTTTGTGCCCTTCGCATTCAAGTAATCAAAATAATAACCATTCTGTGTCTTCACTTTTACTTTATTATCTTTAAACCACTGATAAGGGATACTCTTACGCCCTAACGACTCTTTTAAAGTCATGTATTCATCAATATGAACTAGGTACATCTCATTAAAGTTACGAAAGAATATGAGAATGAATGCTATGCCATTCAACCGCTTCACATCGTTCAAATAGTCTTCCTGGTGCTCCTTAACGTTCTTGAAAGGAAAGCTCGTCTGCTGACATTCCTTTGTATCAAAAGCGATAAACTGTCCTGTATGATATATGCCTACAAAGTCAACGATTGACTTCTCTGTATATTTAGCACCTACAAGTTGGCCACCTTTTCGCGTTACTGCTGTTGGTGTAGGAACTTTAGTCACTAATGCTATATTTCTATGTCGATACATGTTATTAGTCTGAACGATCCTATCTTCTAACCATCGCCCTCTGAAACCTTGCTTGTTATAATGTGCTACCATTTAACACCTCTTGTATGTAAATAAAGATAAGAAGCGGCTTACCGCTTCAAATCATTTATTCAGTAGTTCTCTTACTCGTTCTAATATGTCTTTCTTTTCTTCATCGTTGTTCTTGTTCATCCTTATTTCTACTTTCAATTAATTTTACTGATTGCTTAACTGTCCTCTGAAACTGTTTCAAATACTTCTTAGACTTAATGGTGGTTTTCGAGATCTGATGCTTTAACAAATGTTCCATCTTTCATCTCGCCCTTTCTGTCTTTGATTTCGTTATATGCCATTTCTATGCACTCGATAAAATCTAAATTTTTAACCTGGCATACTGTAAGCAAGTCTTCCAGCACCCATGTCACTTGTAGGCGAATATTACTGTTGTTATCGCTGTATATAGTGTCTGCTGCTAACATTCCAATTTTCTGCATTAGCTTTAGACTGTATAGCGTTGAATCGTTGTCATTTTCTTCATAACTTCTTTGAGTAACATTAAACGCTTCTAGTACTTCATCAATTTTTATTCCTTTTTGCTGACAGTATATGATGATTACAACAAATACATCACCAACTGCATCCTTCACTAAATCAATCTTCTTTTTAGCGATACCAGCAAATAATTCTCCCGCTTCTTCACCAAGTTTCAATATCTGCTTACGTGGATCTTTATCATGTAGTCCTCGTTCAGTAGACCACTCTCTAATTAATTCTGCATATTTAATTAATTCATTTGTCATTGTTCATTCTCCTTTATTTCTTTTTCAGGTTGCCATGGCATTACTTCATCTATTCTTATATAGCTTGGATATTCTTCTTTACTCACTTCTTGAACGTCCACTATTTCTTTTTTAATTTTTACGTTGTTAGGATGGCTATTTATCACTTGCATAGCTCTATCTTTAGCATGTTCTATATCCTGTGCCTCAACAACACAGAATGGATGAAAGAAGACTGCTCCTCGCATTATTTCGAAAGTTATTTTGTAAATCATGTTTTCCCCACCTTAGTTATAGATTGGTTGTAGTGGCCAGACATAGACCTCTTTAAATTCCTTCGTATTCATAAATCCATTTATTTCATATGCTACTGCGTTCCAGGTATGCCCCCTAAAATACTTTCTGCTTTCTCTACCGCTTTTGTCTCTAATCACGCAACGTAACTCTTTTGTTACTTCATCCTCTGTCACTACTTTGCTATCAATCAATCCAGTGAATTGACTGATTATAGCTTTCGCATATCTGTCCATAACTTATCTCCTTCACATATAATCGAATAATGTAGGTTGTCTTTCAGGCCTTACGTTCTTGTATTCAATGTGCAATCCGTCTTTTAGGAAAAAGCCTTCAACTGCTAGTAATTTTCCTTTGCTATCATAAGCGTTATATATATCGAAAGGTCCCATAGTTCCTCCCTTTTCACTTTGTCTAAACTCAATGACTGCAACGTTGTTTACTCCAATTTCTAAACTTTTGTTGTTTGTTGATACTCTGCTGATTATTTTATTCATTGTTCACACCTCAATATCCTGCTGAAATATATGTTTTATTTAAGATGCCTTTAATCTGATCTGTATATCCAAATACTTCGACCATATCTTGATAGAATTCTTGATTTTGATTTAAATATTCGAGATACTCTCTTTTCATTGGCATGTTATATCTAAAGTAATTTCTGATATCAGTTTCTTTACTGTCTCTCTTTTGCGGTACTGTACCATCCCATTGACTTGCTGCATTTTCATGTGTATGGCCACTTCTTAATCTTTGCCTATACTTTATTTCACTAATTCCGTTTGCCTTTGCTACTTCTAAATATTTAAAATATTGTCTGTCGTAAACGATTTGATATACTCTAGACATTTAAATCACCTCTTTAAAACGGTAAATCGTCATCGCTAATATCTATTGGCCCATCGGCATTAGCAAATGGATTATTAGCAGGCATTGTTTCTTGTGCTTTCTTATTACGTGCTTCATAATCATTTGTTTGTTGTGCTTGCGGATATTCATTATATTGATCTGCACTAGTTCTTGAATTTTTAGGTTCTAGGAATTGAACTGACTCACATACAACCTCTGTTACGAATACTCGTCTGCCTTCTTGATTCTCATAGCTACGTGATTGTAATCTTCCATCGACTCCAGCTAAACTTCCTTTATGCAAGTAAGTGTTAACATTGTCTGCTTGCTTACGAAATACGATACAGTTTATAAAGTCTGCTTGTCGCTCGCCTTGTGCATTAGTGAATGTACGATTAACTGCTAATGTGAACGATGCTATTGCAACACCTGATGGCGTTACTCGATATTCAGGATCCTTTGTTAAACGGCCTACTAGGACTACTCTATTTAACATCTGATTCACCCCAACTAATATAGATTCCGGTGATTAGGTTATTGTTAGGTGACTTAGGTGAGTAAACTCTTTTGATTAAGTCTTTACCAATTTCTAAATGGTCAGCGAGATCGTCGATAAATCTATTTGAGTTGTGCGTAATAATATATTTAAGACTTACATCTACACTTAAAAGATCATCAAACGCAATCAATGTTGATGACGCGCCTTCTTTTGAAGATGTTATAATCTTTTGTTCAACTACATCAAAGGCTTTCTCTACATTATTGCTGTATGCTTCTTTTTGATTTTTTAATGCCGCTTCAATAGTTTTATTCATTGTTTCTCCTCTTTCCACTTTATAATTTGTTATGTTCTGTAACTTTTTACTGTATAATTTTCTTAATCCTATTAAGAAAGGTGGTGAAAATATGTCCCAACAATATTATTTCAATAAGTTTTCCGATAAGAATAACAAGCATGAAGTCCATACAGCATCATGTTCATATCTTCCTCTAAATAAAATTTATTTAGGTCATTTTAGTAACTGTAAAGATGCTATAAAAGAAGCGAAGGCTCTTTATCCTTTCTTAGAATATGATGGTTGTTATCATTGCTCTAACGAATGTCATACTGTTTAGATAATTCTTTAGTCACTAAATCAACATAATTTTGCTTAAATCCATCTCTTTCTACTAACACTTTTTTGGACTCTTTTGCTCTCTTAATCTCCTCCGCCAAGATGACGATTAAGAGGGCTATTTTTAATGCTTGTAATCTATTCATGTCACATCCTCCTTTCACTGATTTTATTAACGGCTATACTTAAAGTCAGACCATCGTACTTCTTCTTTATTTCTTCTACAGCTTCTTCAACTGAAATTGCTTGGACGATCTGAGTTAAGTTAGTAATTACCGTATTGTTCCTCTTGCTCAGCAAGTCGTAATACACTTTGAAATACTTTGTGGCTCTGGTGGATTTATCAATCATGAAGCGGTGCATTATGCCATCTATATCTCTTTTTACGATTACCTTACCGTCTAAGATGTCTAGCAATTGCTCTTTAGTAAATGTCACTTCTTTATGCATGATGTCTGACACCTCTTTTATCCTCAAACTCTCTTGCACTTTCTTCGAGTTCTTTTCTTAACTTCTCACGTTCCTTTTCAAGCTCATCATCACTCAGTTCATTTGAGTTGTTGTGTGCTGGTACTTCATCAGATGGTTTGTTAATCCATTCAGGTGTCATTTCTTTAGATCGGTTATTATTCTTGTAATTTCCACGTTGTCGAGCTTTTTCTAACGCTTTAAATTCTGCTTGCTCTCTTGTCTTAATGTTTTCTGCTTTACAGCGTTTTAATATGCTTTGGATGTAGGCATATCTTGTAATATTATTTAATGCTGCTTGTTCCATCGCATACATTACTAAATCAATTCCAAACTCTTTAAGATCATCTGACATGAAAGTTACAGTTGTATTGTTAACAATCGGATTAATATTTTCTGTGTAGAATTTATAAACCGATGCAAATTCTTTATCATCTGCCGCCACCTGGTCTTCTTTGGTGGTAGTCTCTGGTATAGTCTCTGTAGTAGTCTCTGTGTAGTCTATGGTATTGGTTTGGTCATCTTGACCTTCTCCATTAGTCCAATCTGACTCTTTCCTTTGGTCATTCTGAACTTCTCCATTTGGTCGTTTTGAACTACTCGTTAGGTCATTTTGACCTAATCGATTGTTCACTCGTTCTAACTCGTCTAATTTTTCATAATCAATTGAGTACCAAAGCGTTTTATCGAATTTCGCTTTATTATAATTGCCGATCAAAACCAACTCTTTTTTTGTAAGATTATTAATCGCTCTCTTGATTGTTGATTCACTCCAAAAAGGAAATTGTTCTGCCCATCCTTTAACGGTGTTATAAATCCACATTCTTCCGTCATGTTTATGATTACTTTTAGATAACCAGTAATGCATTTGTTGTAGTATGATTGCTTCATTTAGTCCTATATGTGATGCCAGGGTAGGCATCACTTGTATAGGGTGTTCATCCATCAATAATTTAGACATTTAATCCACCTTCAATCTTTCTAAAGTAATTAAGTAATCCTTCTAGATCTGAAAACTGCTTATGCACTGTCATTTTTGTTTTACCTACTCCATCTACACCGTACTTAGCAACTTGCAGATACCAGCATGAGTCTTTTAAATATATAAATGCTTTGTAATTATCGAATGATTTAATCCATTCAAGATTATGTGAAGTTGATTCCTGGAATCCTTCTAGTTTTAATAAGTCTACATCTCCGAATCTAGTAGCCATGAACTTCACCTCTCAAATCTGCTTCAATCTGATAAGCTACTTCGCTTTGTAATTGCCACGTCTCGATAAAACGAATTGCATCCTGGTACTTGCCACGCGGAATACTTTGGTAATTAGGTACATTAAATGCTGTGTATAAACTTCTGTATAATGCTGAATATACTTTTCTACTAATCTTGCTAAGAGGTATACCGTTGAATTGATTTTTCATTACTTCAGTTGCTTTTCTCTTAACAGTCTGATGTATATGCTTAGACTCTCCCGGAAACACTGGTATTGATGTTTCTATCGCTTCAACACGTTCTACAAGCTCATTGTTTCCTTTTGCAATTAATTGGATCTGTTCTTGTGTTGTTAATGGTTTAACATGATATGATCCTGTCTTTCTTAAGGTTGGCAATACTTCAGAAGTAACCCAACGTTTAAACCGTTTTGCTGATTCGAGTTTGCTACTGAATATTAATGCGTATAGTCCTGATTCATTTATAAAAGTCACGTTAGTTTGATAATTTGAACCTGGTTGCTGAAATGGCAATGTGGTTTTATCTTCTGAATCTACTTTCTTAGAAACAGCACTTGAAGGGTCTGCATATCCTAAAATCTCAGCCACGTCTTTTCCTACAAAATATGGTTCTCTGTCTATCTCTAACGTTCTGACTGGTAATCGTTCGAAATTAAATACTTGTAAACTGTTCATTTTCATAACCTCCATGTGATATAATTAAGTTGTTCATTTTCATAACTGTTTTTTTCTTAAACCGCTTCTAAACTGCGAATTTAGATGCGGTTTTTTATTTGTCTTGTAATAGCTTGCTTGCATCAGTACCTCCATAGATGAGTAGCATTAAGAAGAACATGATTGTAACCGTTAAAGCTAATGGATCCATTGAAGTGTTAATAGCCATGCAATAAATTAAGCTAATTGAAACCGCTAATAATGTAAGTAGCGCTTGTATAATAATCGCTAATAAATACTTCATTTTTGTCTCTCCTTTATTAATTTTTTGAATACTTCTAAGCATTCTGGATATAAATACAAAACTCTCGCTCCATGTTTAACTGTTATTTCCACGAACTCCTGCTGATTTGTATATTGATTTGTTAAAGTTGTTTTACTTAAACCTGTCAATTCAATTAACTTTTTCATATCTATCGCAGCATACATGTGCTTACAATCATTCAACTTTTCTTCAACTTTCTTTATCACAAGTTCTTCAATGAATTCATCAGGAATTGATATTTGCATAATTTACCTCCTTTATTGTTGTAATCGAGAAAACTCGCATTTATGCAAGTTATTTTTTAAAAAAAATTTTAATCGCTGCCCTATCAGATAAATTTAGGACTTCTTTAATTTTTTGAGCTTCCTCGATATTAAATTTCGAACCTTTGTTTTTCAGCCTTCTATATAGAGTCGATGGATCTATATTCAATTCTTCTGATAGTCTTTCATTTGTAACACCTTTATTTACCATGACTCTTTTTAATTCTTCAACATCAACCACTTAATCACCTCACTAACTTGCATTTATGCGAGTATAATTAAATAATAGACTATGCAATAATGCAAGTCAAGAACTTTATTGCATTATTGCAATTATTATATTGCATATTTGCAAGATGTATTATAAAATAATTTGTAAAGGAGGACATCAAAATGAATATAGGTGAATTAATTAAATCTCGTAGAAAGGAATTAAAGATAAGTGCTAGTGAATTAGCTGATTTTGTCGGTGTATCTGAATCAACTATCTTTAGATATGAAAAAGGTGAGATAGAAAAAATGCCGACGACAACCTTAGAAAAAATAGCAGAAAAGCTAAGAACCACTCCTGGTCATTTAATGGGTTGGGATGAGGCACCTGAAGTTAAAAATAATTCATTTGCTGAGACAATAGCTGCCCATATTGATGATGATGCCACTGAAGAAGAAATAGAAGAAATATTAGCATACATAGAAATGAGACGCAAATTAAGAAATAATCGAAATAAGTAAGGAGTAAGATATATGCAAGTTAGAGAGAAACTTTTATCTAATTATCCGAAACTGACTATTGAAATAGATGATGATCTGCCATCTAAATTAGGCGGATTATACGAAAGATATATTGATTGCCCTCATGGAAACATCGTTTTATCTGGAAAAATAGATTATTATATTCAAAATGGTTATCTTGCAGAAGAAATCGGGCATCATGAAACTTCATATGGTAATATCACTAATGCATATAGACGACAATATAATGTTGATGCAGCAAGACAAGAATTAAGAGCTAGAAGATATGGCCACAAACTTATATTACCCTTAGAACGATTAATTAAATGCTATGAACATGGGCATTGGGGTGATATATATGAAATGTGCCTTTGCTTAGAAATAGATCGTAGTCACTTTAAGAATATTATTGATGATTATAAAAGTAAGTTTGGACAATATGTAAAATACGATGGTTACAGGATACAATTTGAACCTTTAAAAATTGAAAAATATTAATTTGGATATTCGGCAATTTTGCCTTTATCATAAAAATTTATAAAGGAGGCTGTAAATATGAATTTACATGCTAAACAAAACATGAGTCAAAATGAATTACTATTACTACGTTCAGAAATGGACAAAAAAGAGAAAAAGCCTTTAGTTGCATGGTTATTATGGTTTTTCTTAGGTGGTCTGGGTGGACACAGATATTATCTTGGTGATGTTGGGTATGCTGTTGGTATGACTTTAACTCTTGGAGGCCTTGGATTCTGGACATTAATTGATGCATTTTTCATTAACAAAAGACTGAACGAGAAAAATGAAGAAATTGAACGTGATTTAATGGTTCAAATGGGGATTGGTCGTAACTAA